ATTGTTCTCAAGGCTCGACAGATTGGCTTCTCGACCCTAGCGGCCGCTTTCACATTCTGGGAGACTTTCTTCTGGGGTGACAGATTCGTGGTCATGCTCAGTCGTACTGAGCGTGAAGCATCGAAGTTGCTTCAGAAAACGAAGTACGGCTACAAGATGATGCCACAATGGATGAAAGTCCGTGGTCCTGAACTGTTGTCGGATAACCAGTTGAAGATGGTGTTTGCCAACGATTCCTCGCTGGAATCTCTGCCGTCAGGTAATGACCCTGCCCGAGGTGAATCGGTGTATCGAGTCGTCATTGACGAGATGGCGTTCTTGCCGAACGCTGATGAGGCGTGGGCATCTATTGAGCCTGTTGCTGACGTTGGTGGACGAGTCATTTGTCTGTCAACCGCAAATGGTGAGGGCAACATCTTTCACCAGTTGTGGGTTGGTTCGCAGAACGCAACCAATCGATTCAAAGGCATCTTCTTTCCGTGGTCAGCCGGAGACCGTGATGAGTCGTGGTATGAAGCAAAGAAGCGTGACCTGCCTGATTGGCAGTTGGCCCAAGAATACCCGTCTGACCCAGATGAAGCATTCGTTCGTTCTGGGCGTCCTGTATTTGATTTGGAATCACTCAGGGAAATTGAAGTAGCCATCCCACAACGGGGGTACCTCAAGAAGGGAATGGGTCGAAATGTGTACGAGTTCATCGAGGATGGTGGCGAGTTTGCCATCTACGACCCACCTACGGTGGGCGAGTCGTATGTTGTTGGGGCTGACGTTGCTGAGGGTTTGGGACATGGTGACTTCTCGTCCGCCCATGTGATTTCGGCTGATACGGGAATGGTTGTGGCCCATTGGCATGGGCATGTGGACCCAGACCTATTTGGCGAGCAGGTTCTGCCAGCAATCGGGTATTTCTACAACTACGCCCTGCTCGGTGTCGAGTCCAACAACCACGGTTTGACGACGCTGAAGGGTCTTCAGAGGGTTGGGTACAGGAACCTGTATCGTCAGCGCAAGATGAACCATCGAGCGCCTACCGCATCGGAAACGATGGGGTGGCGCACCACAGCAGTCTCCAAGCCTTTAGCCATCGACGAACTGAATGCGGCAATCCGTGACCAAAGTTTGCTGTTACTCGACAAGGAAACCATCTCGGAAATGCGTACCTTTGTCCGTGAAGCCAACGGCAAGATGCACGGCTCCCCACATGACGACAGGGTGATGTCCTTGGGTATTGCCAACCAGATGCTCAAGTACGTCTGGCTTCCTGAGTACAGGCTGGACCTTGAGCCGAAGAAGGGGTCTTTGGGTTGGTGGGAACGCCACATTGTGAAGGAATCGAAGCCAAAACGGACCCCAATCGGGGCATTCAACTCAGCCGAGTAACGAAAAGGACTAATAACGATGAAATCCTTCCGTTGCTTAGAGTGCTTGACCGAGTTTGAGGCAGATGAACTGCCTCGTCGTGGGTCAATTTGTTTCAAGTGCCATGTAAAAAGCATCCGTTTGGGGTTCACCCACGGACAGGAGGACTTTCACGGTCCTACGGTTAGGGAGCGCCAGCGCCAGACTGTTGAGCAAGCCAAGATAAATGGCTACAACGCTGAGCCTGTGACGAATTGGATGTAATGCCGTGGAAGTTATTGTGGTCCCGATTGTTGTTGCGATTATCTCGGGGCCGCTCGTAGTCCTCATGCAGAAGGTCCGCAAGGAGAACAGCGAACAGCATGCACAGGGTCAAATCTTGCTCAGGATGCTGGGACGCAAGGTTGATGATTTAGGAACAAAGATTGACGGCCACATTGGCTGGCACAAAGCAAAGGATGAAGATGGCAAGAATCTCTAACCGAGAACTGATTACTAAGTACCGGGACAAGATTGAGCAGTCACGCCGTTGGCGTCGTGAAGAGAACTACGACGACCTATGGAAGCGAATGATTGACCTGTATCGAGGCAAGCATTTCCGCACCGCAAGTGAAGAAGACCGCTTGTTGGTCAACATTGCTTTTGCAACCATCAACGTCATTTCGCCAAGCGTTTCGGTGAATCATCCGAAGATTACGGTGAATGCACGCAAGTTCGAGGACGCTCCAAGAGCAGTAATCACCGAGTCTGTCGTCAACTACTGGTGGCGCCACTTTGAATGTCAGAAAGAGTTCCGTCGAGCAGTCAAGGACATGCTCGTTCTTGGTCATGGTTGGGTAAAGACTGGCTACCGATTTGTCGAGAAAGAACGGGATGAATACGACAACTCCGATGAGTTGGCGTCAAGCGCACCAGAGTCCATCACCGAGTCAGAACTCATTATCACCGAGGACCGTCCGTTTGTTGAGCGCATCAGCCCATTTGACATCTTTGTTGACCCGGATGCGACAAACATGTCGGATATTCGCTGGATCGCCCAGCGCATTCGTCGCCCATTGACCGAAGTCAAGAAGGACAAGCGTTACAACTCTGCGGCTCGCCAAGAGGCTTCTCCATCGCATTACTCCAAGTGGGGTCAGGATGGTTTCATGCCTCGCCGTAGCGAGAAGATGGAAGATTCGTATGTGGAAATCTGGGAGTTCTACGACGTAGACCGTGGCAAGATGTCCGTGTTCTGTGATGGCGGAGACAAGTTCCTTGTCAACCCGATGGACATCCCATTTACTTTCGGTCATCCGTTTGTCATGTTGCGCAACTACGAGATTCCTGAGCACTTCTACACGATGGGTGAACTGGAAGCCATTGAGCCACTCCAGATGGAACTCAATGAGACTCGTACCCAAATGATGAACCACCGTAAGCGGTTCTCCCGCAAGTGGCTGTACAAGGAGTCGGCATTCGACCCAGAGGGTCGTAGCGCCCTCGAGTCCGACGAAGACAACGTCATGGTTCCAGTTATTTCAGAAGAACCCCTGTCGTCTGTCATTAGTCCAATGCCAGCAGTCATCAGCCCACCAGAGTTCTACAACCAGTCGAACCTGATTTCAGCCGACATCGACCGTGTATCGGGCGTGTCGGAGTACATGCGTGGTGCATTGCCGGAGATTCGTCGCACGGCAACGGAAGCGGCGATTGCTCAGGATGCCGCCAATGCTCGTGCATCCGACAAGTTGGCAATCATCGAGCGAGCAATCGCAGATTGCGCTCGCAGACTGGTCATGTTGGCCCAGCAGTACATGACTGGTGAACAGGCAGTACGAGTGGTTGGTCAGGACGCTCAGCCTGTGTGGGTCAACTTTGACGAGGAGTACATCCGAGGCGAGTTTGACTTCGAGGTTGAGGGTGGTTCGACGGCTCCTGTGAATGAGTCGTTCCGTCGCCAGATGGCTCTTCAGGTGGTGGATGCGATGGCACCGTTTGCTGGTGCTGGAATCATCGACATGCCGAAGTTGGCCAACTATGTCCTTCAGTACGGGTTCGGCATCAAGAATGCCGCCTCGTTCGTTATGGCTCAGCCGCCGATGCCCCCAATGGGGCCTGAGGCTGGTCCGGTGCCACAGCCTGCTCCACAGCAGTTGCCACCAGCAATGCCAGCCGAGGCAATGCCGATGGAACCGACAGGTGGCATGCCGTTGCCCACGAATATTCCGCCAGAGATTCTGGCTCAGTTGTTGGCGAGTGGCGCTCCACTCCCCAATACCCAGTTACCACCGCAAGGTATGTAACGAAAAAACCACTAGATAGAGCAACCCACGGAGGACTCAAACGCAATGAGCGAGACAATTGACAACGAAGTTCTGGCTGAACAGGCCCCAACCACGGAAGTGGAGGGACAACCTCAGGAGGTCACGGATGCAGTTGAAGCCCTGACAGAGGAACAGATTGACCTTCTGCCAGTCGACGAGTTCGGAGACAAGTATGTTTCCGTAACTGTTGCTGGTGAAGAGGTACGGGTTCCGCTGAAAGAGGCGCTCTCTGGTTATCAACGTCAGGCGGACTACACCCGCAAGACGCAGGAACTAAGTGAGCAACGAAGGCAGGTGCAATTTGGTGCCGCTTTGCAGGAAGCCCTGCAAAACGACCCACAGGGTACCTTGGCTCTTCTCTCCCAACACTACGGGACAGCACAGACCCCTTCCGAAGAGGAAGACCTGTACGCAGACCCTGTTGAAAAGCAGTACAAGCAGTTGGAACAGCGTGTTCAGGCTTTCGAGAAAGCGAAAGCAATGGACGAGTTGGAGAAGACCGTACAAAACCTTCAAAACAGGTACGGCTCGGATTTCGATGCCAATGAAGTGATTTCCAAGGCACTTATCTTGGGGTCATCTGATTTGGAAGCCGTCTACAAAACAATCGCATTTGACAAGGTCTATGAGGATGCCCGTGCGGTTCGTGCCCTTCGAGAGAAGAAGGAGCAGGAACAGGCTCAGGTGGCTCAGGCAAAGCGTCAAGCGGCGGTTGTGAGTGGCGGTGCTTCGTCTTCTTCGGCTGATGTATCTGCAAAACCAATTACATCATTGCGAGACGCCTTTGAAGCCGCAAAACGGGTTCACAGCGTCTAGCACTAACCTCTAAGGAGAACCAAAATGGCAGGAAACGCCAACTTCGATGCGTTGCTCTCAACGACGCTCGCTAACTACCGTGCACAGTTGACCGACAACGTCTTCACCGCACGACCATTCACCTACTTCCTCATGGACAAGGGACGTATCCGCATGCTCAATGGCGGTACGAAGATTGTCGAACCGCTCATCTACGGTCAGAACTCGACCGTGGCTTCGTACAGCGGCTACGACACCATCTCGTTGACCGCACAGGAAGGTCTCTCGGCCGCAGAGTACGACTGGAAGCAGTACGCCGCTTCCATCGCAATCTCCGGTATCGAAGAGGCGAAGAACAACGGCGAGCAGGAAATCATCAACCTGCTTGAGGCCAAAATCATGCAGGCTGAAGAGTCCATGCGTGAAGGCTTCAACCAGATGTTCTTCGGTGACGGAACCGGAAACTCGGGCAAGAACTGGAACGGCCTCGGCAACATTGTCGAGTCTGGTAACACCGTTGGTGGTATCAACTCGGCAACGGGTGAAGGCAACAACTGGTGGCGCTCGTATGAGGAGAACACCGCTGGTGCGCTCACTCTTGCACAGATGGCCACGGCCTACAACAGCGTGTCGGTTGGTAACGACCACCCAGACATGATTCTGACGACTCAGACCCTGTTTGAGAAGTACGAGTCGCTGTTGCAGCCGCAGTTGCGTTACACGGACACCAAGACGGCAGATGCTGGATTCCAGAACCTGCTGTTCAAGGCCGCTCCTGTGACCTACGACGTGCATGCGACCGCTGGTGTCGTGTACTTCCTCAACAGCAAGTACCTGACCCTCGTCGGTCACTCGGGCAAGTGGTTCGCTCAGACGGAGTTCGTCCGCCCAGAGAACCTCGACGCTCGCTACGCACTCATCATGTGCTACGGCAACCTCACCTGCCGTAACCGTGCGAAGCAGGGCAAGTTGACTGCAAAGACCGCCTAGTCGGTTCTTTCAGTCGTAGGACTGGGGAGGGGGGAAACCCCCTCCCCTTTTCTTTTGGGTAACAGATAGGGCT